AAGTTTTTTAACCCTATATCACGATGACTAGCATAAGCCTGACCATTGCTCCAGACCTTATTCATTGTGGTGTTCCTCAGAGACTATCCGATACAATAATACTAAACGACAAGCCAAAGATAACTCTACTCTCATATTTTGACAACATCTTTACAGAAGCAAACATTATTAAAGCGCCAAAAGAGCATTCTGTGCAATCGACCGTTAATATATATGTTAAATTGGAATTATTGAAACGCCTTTACGATAGGTTACAATCAGTCGACACGTCAACACTCCCGTATATTAGCCAAATCAAAGAAGCACTTCGCTCCTTTTTGCATAATGATATTCAGTATGTATTTACTCGAATTCCAGATTCTGAAATTGATGGGAATTACGTCGGTGTAACGACTCATGGATTAAGTTTATTTGCTAACGCGAAAAATGACGCGGAAGAAATCGAACGTGTTCAAATTGATACCCCGACCGAAGGTAATTTAACTTTAAAACCTATTTCAGCAGACGGCGTTGAAGTAGTTCTTGATGACAGTTATATTAATGCAGTATCTAAAGTGATTGGACCAGACGTTCATAAATTAATTGATAAATGTTGCAAAGAATTCCCAGCGCATGTGGGTACTATACTAGAGGAAGTTAAGTATTGCTTAATCTTAGGAAAATTAAGACTAGCGGGTGGTTATGATTACAATTGTCCTTCCAGCACAACAGACGTTACTCGTTACGGTGATTTTGATAAATTCAGAATTAAAATGTTTAACAAGTTAACTCGATTTTATAATGTCTCTCTAGCTTTGGTGCCGTGTAATAAACTTAAAATGCAATACATCTTCGACAGTGAATCAGAAAAAATTAATGGAGATAGAACATTCCTTGACCAGGCATGGCCCGCAATTACTAGTTTTATCGAAACTCACGACCTAGCAACTAAAGTAAAAACAGATGATCCAGACACCTATGTACTTAAGGAAGTTAAAAGTTGTAAAATTAACAGTTCAACAAAGCAAGCTACATTGGTAAACTTAGACGGAAATAAACTCGAATGGTATAAGAATAATATATATAACGCTAAACTCGAAGACGGTATAGTTATTAATCGAGAATTGTATGAAAAAGCTGCGGATAAAAGTTATATTAAATATAACGTTAAAGTAGTATTTGCATCTTACGCTTTACAAAAAATAATTGATGAGAAATCTGACAAATCGATCACTGTTGATACTTCAGCAGGTGAAATGACCTTAGATAAATATCGTGCAATTGCTAATGTTTTAAATAGCATTTGGAAACGTGGTAAAGATATGGCTATTAAATATTTTGATTATATTAAGATGGGTATTGAGAAAGCTACGCATTTATCACTAAATTTGATGAAAAAGTATAATATTACTCTCGACGACGTAGTTAGTTTTATTGAGAAAGGTCCTGGTTATTTAGCTACTTTACAAAAACTTAATGATTATAAATTGATCGCAAAGATTATAATATGTCACATTCTACCAACTATTATCCAATGTGTTTATAAGTCAGATCCAAATAGTAAAATTATGAATTCGACGTTAATTACTAATGCGGTTAATTTGATTAGACAGGATACGAAACGATACGAATCCAGCACTGGCAGAAAAGATGCTAATTTAGTTACACACGACGCATCAAGTTTACCACTAATTAGAATATATAAAACATGATTTTAACCAGTTTAATTCCTTAACAGGGACATTCCAATGAATTTTGTGTTTCGTGCAGCGGTGGCAGGACTTTTAGTTTATTGTGTGAAGGCGAGTGGTACCGTCCGATGGGGTTAACAGCAGATGTC